TAGTTAAACAATTAGAAAAACATATGAGTTTATAATGGATCAAGAAAAAATAATATTTCTTTTATCTGATCATGAAGGTGTAAAACTTAAAGTTTATGATGATTATACTGGTAAAGAATTAAAAGCTGGAGATGTTTTAGTAGGGCATCCTACAATAGGTATTGGTAGAAATGTTGCTAAAGATGGGTTAGGTATATCACAAAAAGAAGCAGAATTTATGCTTATGAATGATATAGATAGAGTCAAAGAAGAAATCAAGGATTTTCCTATTTTACATTTAAATGAAGTTAGAACTGCTGTTATTATAGATATGGCTTTTAATATGGGAATTACAAGATTCAATGATTTTAAATGGCCTAAATTTTTTAAAGCTGTTGCTAATGAAGAATGGCAAAAAGCAACTGAAGAAATGTTAGATTCAAATTGGGCAAGACAAACAAAAAGACGTAGTAAAAATTTATCTAAAATGATGTTTACAGGTCAATGGTTGTAATGTTTCACGTGAAACATCTTACCAATTTTTTCTTATAGATTTTTTAATTAATATTGCATTACCGCAAATATAATCTACATCTCCATATTCATCTGTAAATAATTTTGTAGCTTCTTCATTCATTGGTAAATCTCTTAGTTTACCTTCTTCATTAAATACTAATTTATCTCCATCTCCAATAGTTAAAGCTTCAACATAGCCTCCAACTAATTTTTGTGCTTCTTCTAATGTTGGTTCTTTTTTATCAAATATAGTAATTATTTCTTTCATTATAATATCCCTTCTTTTGTAGAATTAAATTTATGGAACATTTCTTGTTCTTTATCAGTCCAAGAGTCTATTTCTCTGAAACTATCCGCATCTGTATATCCTGCTAAGCCATTAGCAAATATTCTCTCAAACATATCAACTTCTGTTTCAGTTTCTAAGTAAATAGTTTTGCTACCATTTTTTAAGTATTTAGATTTCATTTAATAATATCCTTCCATATTGTTTGCATCTAAATATTCTTTAATTGCTTCACGTATTAAATCAGCAATAGCTACTTGATGTTTTTCTTCTTGGCTTTTTGTAAATGCCATTCTTTGAAGTTTGTTATAATACCTGGTCTGCATATTTACATTGTAAGTTACAGTAGGTTCTTTTATTTTATGAGGTCTAGTCATGAACAACTTGATTTTGATATAATAGCATCTAGCATTCTTTTCATAGTCCAATTTAAACTTTGAACGTCTATATATCTGTAATACATATTACCTTCTAAAGTAACACGTAATTGTAATTCGTCATCTATAGACACGCAATCTACAATTAAATTATCTGTTGTAATTATTTTTTTTTCTTCAGACATTTTATTTTCCTTCTCTTTGTTTTTTTTGTAAATAATACCAGGAGGCCATATGAGCCATAACAATTATCCAATCTGATGATGTTTTTGTTTTGCTAAAAAAGGTCATTGTTACTTTAGGATCTGCATCTATTTTAATAAGACGTTTAATTTCATTAAGAGCTTCTTCTAAAGCTTCTATTTTATACATTCCTTCTAATTGTTTAGGAGTATCTTCATCATACAATTTATAAGTCCTTTTCGAAGCATTCTTCTACTGTATGTTTGTTTGCTTCAAAATGTATATCTCTTTCTATTGGCAGCCCTAATGGAGGACAAACTATTTTTTTAAGTCCTTGCATGTCAATACTACCTATTTCTGTTTCTTGTATTTTACATACTCCATAACCTATAGTTTCATCTTCAGTCATAGATGATACAAACCATGTACCTACACCAGATGGATTAAATAATTTAATAACTGGTTTTTGCATATTGCCAGTTCTGGTTTCTATTTCAAAGTTTTTAACAAGCTGTTTTTTTTGTGATTCAGTATATAATTTTTGCATTAATTTATTTCCTTTGTTAGATTAAATTGCACGAATGAGCTTCGTGTTGGGTGAAGGATTAGAGATGAGCGTGATGTAATCTCTAATCCTTCAAAATAACTCCTGCTTCGCCTTCAATTAGTTCTCCTATTATTTTTTCAAACAAATCTACAACAAAATCATTGTAATATTTATCTAAAGATATTGGCTCGTCTGTTTCTACAGCTAAATAAGTTGTTTCATTTTCATTAATTAATGTAGCATGATATAAATCTTTATTATTATTAACGCCTAAAACAACGCTTCTTTTTTTTCCAGAAATTGTTTTTCCTTGAAGCCATAGTAATTCTGTACCAACATAGATTTTTGGATGAACAAGTTGACATATTCTAATTGCAGAATGTTGTGTTTTTGGTTCTTGCCACAATTCCATTATTAAGTATGTTTAATTTTGTTAAGTAATTCAGCAATTATTCCTTTGGTTTTAACAGCAACTTTATCATCCATTTTTAAAACATCTTTTGTTTCCCAATGGGCTTTTAATTCTTCTACTGTTTTTAATTTATTAGCTTTTTCTATAAAATCTTTTACATTTTTAGGTAATTCAATAGATTTTATTTCTTCTTGTTGTATTTGACTAGTAACAGCTTGTACGTATTTATTGTCATCAAATTTACCTAAGAATACATCAGCACTAAATCCTAGATGAGATAAACCTTTAGTCAAAGCATCAGTCATAGCTTTTTTACCAGCATCATCATCTAACTGGTCTTTTTTATTATAAAGTGGAGCAATAGAACATATAGGGCCAAAAGTATTACTTCTACTTCCATGCCATATACTAACTTCTGCTAAAAGCATTTTATCTTGTATGTGATAAACAACTTCATAACCCCATCCAGTACCAACAGCACCAAAAGTTTCTGTAGCTCTCATAATTTGATAATGAGCGTCAATAGCTGTAAAGCCACGACCAAATCCAACAGCTTTAGTGTGTGCTGGATCTGTCCTGTTAACAGAGTCCCAAATTTGCATGTTTTGTTTTATTTTTGTTTTGTCATATAAAGTCATTATATATCCTCACTTTCTGTTATTGTTAAACGATTATTTTTAGAACGTTTGATTTGTATGCCGTTACCATTAGCTACATTGGCTTCTTTTGGCATTAAAGATTTAAGTTCTGATTCAGAATCTTTAAATTTCTTAACGTATTGTCTATTAACAAGCCATGTATAAGCATGTTCTGCCCAGGCATTAGCACTTTTAGTATTAGTCATATTAACTTGTATAAGAGTAGATTGGTCTGGAACACCTATATTATTTTCATTAAAGTTTTTGTATGGAGGCACTTTTTTTTCTACCATATCCCAAAATTTAATAGCTTTTTCTATATAATGTCCTTGCCAATCGTAATCAGCTTTTAATAATTCCCATTTAAATGTTCCATAATGACCAAAAGTTACAGCAAATACAATGCTTACAGCGTTGCTACACATCATATTATGTTGTAATTGTGGTGCATAAAACTCTGTTAATTCTTTAAAAGATTTATTGCCACTATGAAATTTTACTTCTATAGGTTGTTGAGTTGTAAGAACAATGCCATCTAGGTTACATCTAAGAAACTTATATTCGTCATGCACACGTTCTAAGTCTAATTTAGATGTTGCTTCATTAATGTTAAAATCTTTGTTTAATCTGTTTAATGTTACATGTTCTGTAGCGTTACCTAAAGCCATAAGAAACATACTGTTTTCATTAAATACAGGGTCTTCTTGACCTGTTTTTTGTAACCAAAGATTATGCCAATCTTCTTGTGTGCCATTAGCTATAATTCTAGCATCAGAGCCACCTATACCTAGTTTTCTGCGTTGTATTTGTTCTTCTGTTAGATTTTGTTGTATCATTGTTTTTGTGTCCAATGCTCAATAGCAATATGGTCTAAATTACTCATATTTTCCTCCGTTAATTTATTAATCATTTTTAATATGCCTTTTTGATGTTCTTTATCATCCATCATTAAGCATACAGCAGTTAAAGTTTTGATTATTTTATTGTTTTTGACAGCCGCATCTAAATCTAAGGGCTTTCTGTCACGTTTTAGTTTTTTAAGCTGGTCATGTATTTCTGCCATATCGTAGTCTGACATCTCTCTACCTCCTGGTTAGATTAATATTAGTATAACATAAAAATATACATTGGCTTTTTTAATTTACGTGTTACTATAGTAATGTGAATTGACATTAATAATTTATGAGCTGGGGGGTTCAATGGAATTAGAAAATAAATTTTGCGAGCAATTAATATCGCAATATCGTAAAAGACGTTACAAATTGAAGTTATCACAACCTCAAGTTGATCAAATCATTGGTATTGCTGATGGTTTAACTGCTAAATGGGAAATAGGTTATAGAAAACCTACTTTATTTAACGCTTTTGCTTGGGCTGAATCATTAGACTGTGATTTAATTTTAAAACCTAGAAAAAAATATAAATGATTTGTGGTATAGATCCGGGTTTATCTGGTGGTATAGCATTTCTAGGTCATAATCACTTAGAAGTTTTACCTATGCCTATTAGCACACTTGTCATAGCCAATAAAAAAAGAAGGTATATAGATATTCTTAGTTTATGTAATATCTTTATTGCTAGGAATACTGCTGACTATTGTTTTATTGAAAAGCAACAGGCTATGCCTAATCAAGGTTTATCTTCTACTTTTAAGACTGGACTAGGTTATGGTATTTTACTAGGTGTTAGTAACGTATATTTTGAAGGTGTTGTTAATGTTAGAGCAAGAGAATGGAAAAAATTCTTTAATTTATCTTCTGATAAAGAAGAAGCTAGAGCATTAGCATCTGAATTATATCCTGATTACAAACATTTTTGGAAACTTAAAAAACATGATGGACTCGCTGAGTCTGTTTTAATTGCACATTGGGGGAAACATAATGGCAAATGAACTAACAGAAACACAAATAACATCTTTAGATACAGTTCGTAGACGTATTAACGAGGCTGTATGTATACCAGTTCGTGAACTTAATAGAGAATCTATTGATGATTATTTAGATGAAGCAGAAGAATCTGTATTAAGATTATTAGAAGGTGCTGGGCCTGATAAAATAGCTAGAGGCATATCATTTACTGCTAAAATGTTAGGTTGTAAGGATTTAGATAGTTTTTTATTGAAAGGATTTCAAAAAATATTATCTCCTATACCTAATGATTTATGGGAACGTGGTGTTTTAAACTTATTAGAAACACATACGTATTGTAAAATGCCAACACCTGGTGAATTTTTATCATCAATTCGTGTTGAATGGTATGAACGTAAAGATTTACTTAAACGTATTCAGTTACATAAATCTCGTTTACAATTATCTGATACGTTAAATGATAGAAAACCTAGTAATATCAAGATGTTATCGTAGTTTTAACCATTTTTCTTTGATGTTTTTTAACAAATAGCCGTTGTGGTCTAATTGTACGTCATATTTAGGAAAATCTTCAAGAGTTCTGCCGATTACAGAAGCATTTTCAGATCTTTTTGATTGTGTATTGTCTAAATAAGTTACTATTACTTTTTCTTCTAACAAGAATGCCATTTTAATAATCCTTTGAAATTTTAAATGTTACTTCTATTTCTGTTCCTTGATGGTCTGCTAAATTAGACCAATATTCTAAATCTTTTATTAAATCAAAAGCATCATAAACATTATCTTTTTTATAAAGAATTTGTTTTTTAACTTTTGGTGTTTTTAAATTTATCCATTTTTCTTTTTTCATGTCATATCTGGATGTTTGTGTGTCAATTTGAGTTATTATTAATGTTTCTATATTCATTATATATACTTTCTTTTATTGAGTTTTTTAGTTAAGTTCCAAGAACATATGCACACAGTTATCCATAGAGGCGCACCTAGTACAGACACCAGTAGCGTTGGGTTTATGCCCATTACTAACAAT